AAGCACCAATAAGGCATCATTATAAATGGGCTAACGTTTGCTTTACTCATTTAGGTAAACAATTTAAGGCCACCAACTACGCGCGGGACAGTAAAACGCCTTTAATTATTTACATGCATAATAACAACGGTAGCGCTTTAGCCCGTAGCCGTCAAGAAATAGCCGTAATTTATAACTCATATTTTACACAAAGGCAACTAAAAAACAACAAAGACAAAGCTTTTATAAATGGTAATAAAAGCGCTTTAATTAGGCCCCTTTTAAATTTGCCTAACGGTAATAGTAAGGGTAAATATGTTACTATAATAAACCTTAACGAAAACAAAGGCGGGTTACTACTTCGACAAATAGCGGAAGAACTACCGGAAGTTAAATTCATGGGGGTTGTTGGTGGTTATGCTAAACAGTTTTTAGATCAACCGGAAAATGTAACAATAGTACAACCAACCGAAGACATGGCCGAAGTCTACAATAAGACAGCGCTTTTAATTTGCCCCTCAAAATACGAAAGCTACGGAAGGACAGCGGCCGAAGCTATAGGGTTCGGGGTCCCGGTTTTATACTCATCTACTAACACCGCTTACGAAGAAGTTGTAGGCAACGCCGGCGAACCGGTACCCGTTCGGGACCGCGTGGCTAGTTGGGTGATGGGGGTAAAATGGATATTAAACAATTTAGAACATTATAAAGAAAGGACATTAAAACAAAAAGGTTATTTGTTGGAGCAAATAAAGCGCGACAAACTCAACTTTGACAAATTTATAAAAAGCGTTACCTTTGAAGAAAAATAAATATAACTATAAGCCATGAGCAAAGATAAAAAAACACCTACTAACTTAGAAGTAACTTTTATAAAAGAAACTAAGTTAAACAGTCAAAGACTTTTACCCGGTCACATAATAACGTTACCTTACGAGTTAGCGCAAGTTTATATTAAGCAAAGACGGGCTATAGTTGGCGGTAAAAATAAATTAACCACTTATAAGAACGGTAAAAAAATTACTTTAGACACGGAAAAGGTTGAAGGTAGAGATAAGCTAATAGCGGCTAAAGAAATGAAGAAGAAAGGGGAAGACGCCAAAGCAATAGCTAAATACATGGAAAAGAACGCAAGAGAAGCGAAGCCGGACCACATGGCCGAAGGGGTAAATAAGTCTATTTCTACAAAAGCTTTAGAAGAAAAGAACAAGGCGGAACATGTAAACCTTGCTATTTTAGACCTTGACGAATTGAAAGCCATAGCTTTAGAAATTGGAGCAACACCAAACAGCCAGGCGAAAGAAGCGGGCGTAATTAAAGCTATTTTAAAAGTTCAACCGAACTATAAAAACGAAAAAGAAGACTAATTAATATTTATAGATATGTTAAAAGTAAAACTAATTACTGATCTTGTCATGGTAGGACAAGGGCGCACGGCTTTAGCCGGGGAAGTTGTAACACTACCGAAAAGCAAAGCAAAATATTTAATTGCTGAAGGGCGCGCGGAAAAAGTAGAAGGGAAGCAGAAGGAAGAAAAGCCAAAAGGAAAGCAAACCAAAGAAGAAAAAGGACCTAAAACAACCAAATAAACATGAATAGTAGAACCCAATTTCATGAGGTTAGAGTAAACACCGGACCGGCTAACCCGGTTTTAACTACTTTAGAAGCTAAGGCGTTTATGCGTTTGGCCGCTTCTTTTACTACTGACGACACCGTAATAGACAACCTAGTAACAACGGCAACAAAGAAAATAGAAGCCTACTTAAACCGGTCGTTAATAACTCAAACTTTAGAGGCTTACTATAGTAGTTACGGGGCCGAAATTTACCCCCCTAATGGACCTATACAAAGCGTTACAAGTGTAACCCAAATAAGCCGGGACAATAACGAAACGGTTTTAACAAATGATAGCGACTACTATTTAAAAGGCTTAAACGACTTATATATAGAGTTTGGCGGGGCTTATGTTTTACCGGCGGGCCATAGTGTTAGGGACAAATTGGCTAACTACTCATTAAAAACTATTTACGTTGCGGGTTACGGGGACGACTCAACAGACATACCCGAACCAATTATAGAAGCCGTTGCGCGTTTGGTTTTATACCTATACGACCACCGGGACGAAGTAGTAATAGGGGCCGCTATTAATAATTTTATGATAGGCATGGGCGACTTATTAAGCCCTTACGTAAACGTTGATCTATAAACAATGCGAAGCAAGACACGCCACCAAATAACCATTAAAAGCACCAAAGAAACATCGGACGGGGCCGGGGGTTACGATAGTAGCGCAACCAACACCACAATAGGCACTTATTTTGCAAGCGTTCAACGGGTCATGGTAGGTCAGAAAAGCGAAGAAGGGCGGACTTTTGCCGAAGACGTTTTATTATTTCGCACCCGTTACAATGTTTTCGACATTACAAGCGTTGACGGTTTTACACTAACTTACAATAGTAAAATATATAAAATAAACAGCATAGAAAACGAAGGCGAAGCTAATAAATGGCTTTTAATTACTTGCTCAAACGACACAACTTAACAAGATGTTTAAATTTAAAGTTAAGCCTAGCAGTAAAAAGAGTATTGAAAAGACTTTAAATTTATATGTTAATAATATAGTTAAGCCAATAAATAAAGCAAATACACAAATAGCCAGGGACCTAATAAAAACGGCCCGTAAGAATTTAGCGGCTAACCATACGGACAACACGGGAAGGCTTCGGGCTTCTATTGCTATTTTGGACCGTAAGCAAGGGGGGCTATTTTTAGAAGTAGGTAGCGGCGTTGAATACGCAATAGACATAGAAGAAGGAACTAAGCCGCATGGCCTTGACTCTATAGAATTTGCAAGCCTCATGGATTGGGTAGGTAAAAAGCTTAAAGCACCGGCTAACAAAAGGCACCATGTAGCGGTTTTAGTTGCTAATAAGATTGAAGAAAAAGGAACGGACGCCCAACCGTATTTAAGACCGGCGGCAAGTGAAGTAAGGCCCCGACATAAAAGGGCGGTAATAAAAGAGTTAAGAAATTATAATAAGAAGGCATGAAAGACCCAAACAACGAACTAAGGGCGGCCTATTGGGACGCTTTACAAGATAGTATAACACTAAACGCGGTTACTGTTGACGTTTACGACTTTATAAAAGCAAGTGCAAACCCGCCTTATATTTATTTTGCAGACTTCGAAGCGGTTGAAGAAAGTTGTAAGGACGGCCATGGCTTTAATGTAACCATGGGGCTTAGTGTAATTACTAAATATACTGACGCTAAGGGCGGGTCTAAAGATAGTGACGACATAACCAACCAAATATTAACGCTTTTACATAGTTCGACTTATTTAGGTACTTCAAACTTTAGAGTAATTACTAACCGTTTGGCCTCAACCTTTACCACAAAAAGGGCCACAAGTCCTACCGGGGTAATTATAACGCGAACTATAAGACTAGAACACTACGTAGACCAAATAGGGGGTAACCTAACCCGTATAACTGACCTGGCGGCGGTTGGTAGTAGTACAACAACCTTAGACCTTGCATGGTCAAATGTAACGGGTAATACGGGCTATAGAATAGAACGAAGCACCGATTTAATAACATGGTCTTTATTAACTACCGTTTTAACTGACGTAGTAACTTACGAAGACACCGGCTTAACTACTAATACTATTTATCATTATAGGGTAAGAGCCTTTGACGCTTCGGGCGGTTCGGCATGGTCTAATACTGCTTCAGTAACTACCGGACAAACGGCAACGGTTGAAAATAGTAATGAAAGCTATAGCGAAACGGTAGTAGAAGGTAGTACTTTAGTTTTGCCCGACATTGATCATGTAGATACTGACGGCTCAACAGTAAGCACCCCGGCGCAAGAAGTATTTGTAGCAATACAACAAAGTGGTATAGCTTACCAACGCCCGCCCGTATCGGGGCTTACTACATCATATAGAACGGGGGACGACGCATGGCACTTAGTAAATGGTAGCTATGACTATACACCACCAACAAACCCAACGCATATTGCTCAACTAGATACTACCCATGCAAACCCTCATTTTAATCTAGTTAATAATAACGCCTTTGGTAATAAAAATAGGTTTACAGATATTAACGGGTTACAAGTTTACGGTGATAGCTATATAATAGATCATTTAACGGGGTTAGGTATTTATAATGCTTTAACTAGTGGTACATGGAATACCAACATAGACAATATAGTAGTAGATACTAGTTTAGGTTATACAGATTGGCGCATGATTAATGTAAAAGAAGTTATGAGTATCTATAATAGTGCTTTTTCTAGTGTTTTAAATTATGCCCCTTTTAGTTTTGGGACTACTATTGAAACAAGTTCAACTAGAATAGGTAACACCGCACAAATTCACATGCTAAGCCAAAACGCGGGAGTAATAACCCCAACAGCTAAAACTTCAACTTTATCTACTTTAAGAATAAGAAATCATTATACATAAATTATGAAAAAGAAAGGACTAATAAAAATAGAAGAAGGCTTAGAGTTAAACAGCCCAACGGCTGAAGTTAATAGTGTTTCTTACAGTTGGCAAGACAACACCGTAAAAGTTGAAATTCATTTCAAAGAAGAAGGGGCTAATTTTAATCATAGCCGCACTTTTGACTTTACCAACGAAAGCGGGGCGGAATTGACAAGCGCGGACGTGCTAGAACTACTTAAAAGCAATAAGGTTTTAAAGCAGTTTAGCTAATTTTATTAATTAATAAAGTTGCTTTACCTTTGTTATTAATTAAAAACAAACTAAAAAACATTATACCATGCCAAAAATTAACGGAAAAAACCTTAGATTACAGCTAGACGGCAACACAATAGCATGCGCTAAGTCATGTTCTTTATCAATAGAGCAAGACCTACCGGACGCAACATGTAAAGATAGTGCCGGATGGGCTGAACATATCAACGGCTTAAAAAGTTGGTCTTTAGAAGTGACCGCTTTGCTAGATTTTGCCTCAACGGTTGGGTTAGTAGATTTAGGAACCGCTTTAATAGCCGGAACTTCTTTTACTGCTTTATTTACTACGGGAACATCTACTAATTACGAATGGACCGGGACAGTTGACCCTTCAAGCCTTTCGGTAACAGCAAACAACGAAGAAGCGGTAGAGTATAGCGGAAGCTTAAAAGGAACGGGCGCACTTACTCAACAAGTTATTGCATAATTATAAACCTTTTAATTTAATTTTAACAATATGGCACTTGAAGAAAAGAAAACTTTAAAGCTTAACGGCGTAAAACACCCTATTTTTATGGGTATTAATACGACCGCCCTTTATTGCGAACTAAGAAATTGTACTTTACAACAGTATTACAACGACATTTTAAACATGGCGGAACCCGAAAGGGGCGGGGCTAACCCGGGTACTATTAGAGATTTAATTTTTTGCGCAATTAAAGACGGTTACCGAAAGCATAAAGAAGACATGCCGGAAGGGTTCGACAATTACGAAGTAGGCGACCACATGGACGACATAAGCAAAAAGGACATAACGGCCTTTTTAGTTTTACTTGTTGCTAGCTTACCGAAGGCGGACCCGGACGAAAAAAAAAAGGCGGTAACAGCGAAGAAATAGGGACCAATTTTTTAGGGTTTAATGATCTTGTATTAATGGCCGCGAGAATGGGCTTTACTCTAACCGTGTTTTATAACATGACATGGTTAGAGTTTTTTATTTTTAAGAAAGGGCATGAGTTTAACGAATGGGAAAAACTCTTAAAATTTAGATTAAATTATTTACTACAATTTAATTGTAATGTTAAGAAAGAAGACCAATTAGAATTGAAAGACTTTTACCCGCATAGCTTAGATAAAAAATATTTAACAAACCCGGACGGCGAAAAAATAACACTAAGGGAAGCTATATTAATAGCACAAAACAACGGCAAAGGGGACCATGTGGGGCGTTTAGGAACTTAAAATAATTAGAGTAGCATGGCAAAACAGACTATAGACGAACTAATAATAGAAGTAGGGGCTGAAGTAAGCGGCTTAAAAGCGGACTTCGCGAAGGTTAAGGCGGAACTTAACGGCATGGGCAAAAACGTTAAGAAGGGGGCCGACAGTTGGGGGACCCTTCAAAAAGGAATAGCGGCGGCCATGGTATTGGCCCCGGTTGTTGCTTTTGGTAGGTCCGTAATTGCTACTATAGGAAAATTTCAAAGACTAGAGGCCGTATTAACCAACACTTTAGGAAGTAGCAGCGAAGCGCAAAAGTCCATGCAAATGATAACGGACTTCGCGAGCAAAACACCTTTTGCAGTTGATGAACTAACAGAAAGTTACGTTAAACTAACAAACCAAGGCTTTAAACCTACTAAAGACGAATTAACAAGTTTAGGAGATTTAGCAAGTTCAACGGGCAAAGGCTTTGACCAATTAGCCGAAGGTATAATAGACGCCCAAACCGGCGAATTTGAGAGGTTAAAAGAGTTTGGAATAAGAGCGCAAAAAGAAGGCGACAAAGTAACCTTTACTTTTAAGGGGGTTAAAAAACAAGTAGACTTTACAAGTAAAAGTATAACGGACTATATAACCGGACTAGGACAAGCGCAAGGGGTAAGCGGTGCCATGGCGGCCATTAGTGAAACCTTAGAAGGTAAAATAAGCAACTTAGGCGACAGTTACGACCAGGCTGTGTTAAGTTTAGACAGCGGAAGCGGTGTAATTAGTAAAGCTTTTATTGGCGTTTCTGACTCATTAACCGAAATGTTAAACGGAATTACCGCAATAAACAATAGTGATCTATCATGGTGGAAACAATTAGCCTTATTAACTAACCCCGTAGCGCAAAACATAGCGACTATACAAAACGACATGAATACTTTAGTTAAGTCTTCAGCCGACATGTCAAGTCTAAAAGCTAACACCGAAAAGAATTTAAACGTCTTAAATATTGCTTTAGAAGACGGGGCTTTAAGTTTAGAAGAATATACTAAGGCGGTTGTAAAACTTAAAACAATTTCAAGAAACACGGGCGGGGACCTAATACCAAAAGTAGAAGGCGGCGGAAGTGGTGGCGACATAATAAACACCGTTAAGAGTATAAAAAACGAAATAAAAAGCCTTACGCAACAAATGACTGAAGAAGTGCCGGCGGGTAGCGCGGCCTTTAAGGTTTTACAGTCTAAACTTTGGAATTTACAAGGCACCCTAAAAGAAATATTAAGCCCAACCCGGGAAGTAGTTAAGGAATTACAAAAAGTAAAAGCGTTAAAAATTGACTTCGATCAATTAAACCCAAAAGACGAGGATATAGAAAAATTTGATGTTTGGGCCTTTTCTGTTAAACGTTTTGGCGGAACTTTTGCGAAGGTCATGACAGAAGCGCAAGTAAGCGCACAAGACGCAAGCGACAACCTAACCGCAATACTTCAACCCGTAGCGGACCACCTCGAAAACTTCCGCATGGTGTTGGCTGAAAGCTTCGGAACCGCAATAGGTGAAGCATTAGCCGGACTAGATGGGGCCGAAATAGGCAAAGGCTTTTTAAATAGCATGGCCGGTTGGTTGAAACAGTTAGGGGTTTTAATGATAGCGCAAGGACTAGCCATGGAAAAGTTAGCCGCTTCAATGGCGGCCGGTCCATTTGGCGCACCTTTAGCCATTGGCGGGGGTATTGCTTTAATAGCGGCCGCGACAGCTATACAAGCGCATCTTAGCGGTGGCGGTAAAGAAGTTAAAGGACTAGCAAAAGGGGGGCTTGCTTTTGGCGCTTCACTTGCCATGGTTGGGGAAGGCCGCGGGACTTCATTAAGTAACCCGGAAGTAATAGCGCCTTTAGATAAATTGGCCGGCTTCATGCCAGGTGGCGGCAACGAAGGGGGCGGGTTTATTGCTTCGACTTCAGTAAGTGGCCGCGACTTGAATATAATTATAGAAAGGCAAAATAAATTTGAAAAGTTTTAATAAATGGCTTACGGTTTAAAATATTATTGTAATTTCTTTCAAGAAATAAAGCAACTTACAAACGAATTTAGGATAGAAATACACAAAGAGGGCTACGCTTCTACTCAATACGAATTAAACTTAGGGGCCAACCCGGTAATAGTTGATCATGGTAGCGCTAAAATGTTTGAAGCTATCAAAAAAACCACTATTATATTAAATTTATGGAATATAAGCGAAGGTCTTTATTCTGAATTTTTAACGGCCGCTTACGGCGACTATAAAATAGTTATAATACAAGACCCAAACGGCACCCCCTTAACTAAGTGGGTGGCGTATAATCAAAGCGAAATAGGGCAAGAAAGTTACACGGCTATACCTTACGCTTCTTCGGTAAAATGGACATGCGGGCTATCACATCTTAACTACAAACCTTTTTTAGACGAAGACAACGAAATAGAAGAAAGCGCCAAAGATGCAAACGACACAGCAACGGTTAGCGCTTCTTTTGCGGTTCCTTCTTCAGTCTCTACAGTATTGGCCCGCATTATTCCGGTAAGCGGGAACCATAGCACCCATGTAATAACATTACAAACAAGCGCGGACGACATAGTATGGGCTAATAGCGCCCACACCATAACCGGCACGGGGTCCTTTAGGGCTGACGACATAACGGCCAATTATGTAAGACTTAAAGTTACTACAGCGCAAGGGGCGGCTTCGGTTGTAGATTGGAAAATTAACCCAACCTATAGCGGGCAAAAGTCAGCCTTAGAAGTTATTAGGTTATGCTTAAATAAATTAGGCGCACCGTTACCAATACGCGAAATAATAAATGTTTATGACGTTGGCATGAATACCACCACAACGGACAGTTTATTAAACCAGGTTTTTGTTGATGTTGAAGTATATAAAGACGCTAAGACTAAAAACGGGGTAGTAGTTTTCGAATATTGGAAGTGTAAAAAGGTAATAGAAGCTATTTTAAAACCTTTCATGGCCCACATTTTTAACTATGGGGGCTATTGGTACATAATAAGAATACAAGAGTATGACGCAACAACGCTTTATTATAGAGAGTTTAATGCAAGGGAAGGGGACGAAAGCACTATAACAATAGACGCAACCGGAAGCCATACAACGGCTTACACAATTACGGGCGTAGACAAGGGCAACAGTAACGAACTTGCATGGGCGGGGGCTAACGCAGATCAAGAAATGTTAGAACCACTTAACCGGGTAGAAATAACTTTTAAAACTTCGGCTTTAGACTTTGCAAGCGGCAACCTTTTGCCTTATGGGGACTTTAAAAATATAAACTTTGACGCGGCCGCAAGTGCAACTTATAGCGGTTACCCCGCTTTTTGGCAACAAGGGCCAGGACTTGACATGTCGGCTTATTCAGCTATTAAAAGCCCTTCGGGTCTTGTTACTTCGGGGTTTTACCCGCCGGACATAACAACGCAACACCTTTTTAGGTTCGAACCAACCGAACAAGCAACAGCAACCGGCGAAAACGCCTTATTGTATTTGCAATATATACAACCCTCAACCCCTTTAGTAAATACCGACACCCTAAGAATTGGCTTTTATTTTGAAGGTGAGGCCACCTTTGAAAATGCATGGGGCCATGAAGGTTGGCGCGTTAGGGACTTTATACAAACAATAGAAACAAACCATGAATTTTTGGTTAAGGTTGGCGACTATTACTTAGTTGGGGACAACTTAACCGGGTCAGTTTGGCAACTTACCGCGGGGGTTTTTATATACTACCATAGTGATTGGGGCTACTACCCGGCGGGGCCTATTTCGGGTTCGTTAAGTTATGCGGTAAATATAAGACATTACGCCACTTTTGACACGCCAACACTACCCGAAACCGGTTTAAAACGTTTTGAGTTTCGTATATATAGACAATGGCACAATGTAAGTAGTTTTGTAGGGTTAGGCCAAGACAATAGCACACCCTCAACAGCTAGCATGACAAGCTTTTATAATGGTTATTTATCATGTTCTTATTTACCACAAAGCAACGTTAGTATAGACGACATACAAGTAAACGGCTTTATTGATGAAGACGAAGAAATATTAAAAGACACTTTTATACATGCGGACGGTAATAGCTTTTTGGCGCAAAACGCCTTTAGACTAAGTACAAACGTTTTAACGACTTCATGGAATAGAAGGGGGCTTACTGATAATTTAACTATCATGAGGTTAGCCGTTGAAGTCTATAGGGACATGCGCGGGGAATTTATAAGGAAAATAAAAGGGGACCTTACCGGGGAATTTGACTTTTTTAATTGTCTTACTTATTTGGTTGGAGCAACTACAACAAAGTACATGCTTAACGGGACTAAATACAACTTATCGAAGGGGACTTATTCGGGCTTCTTAATAGAATTAGAGTCATTTATAACAACTATAGCGGTAAACGACATTAAGACGCTAAACAATACCCCGGACGGGACAATAGAAACAACAACAGAAAACAACTTAATAAAAGAAGGAACGGCCACACAGTCCATGATCGTAAAGCAAGGGTCTAATATAAATGTAGACAATAAAGACTTAAATAACTTTTTATAAAATGGCTTTAGAATTATTATACAATTTCAATAATAACATAGACGTAACAGACGGGACGCCCACAATACAAGATTATAGCATTAACGGCAATACGGGGGCTTCTACTTCTATAACCATACAAGACAACGTAATAGACGCCGGGGACCCAATACCCGCAGTAGGTAAAGACGCGGTTTTTAGTGCTAATACTGATCTAATAAACGCGGGTAACTTTACGGGGTTGGACGGTTTAATCCTGGCGGCCATACACTTAAGAACTAAAATTAATAGCGCGGGAAGCGGCACCTTAAAAATAGCAAGTATTAGCGGGGTTTTTGATATTGAATACAACCACGCAACGAAAACTATTAACGCTTCTTTGGTGGTTGCTTCGGGTACCGCTTCGGTAAGTTTTGCCATGGTTGAAGATAACTATTTTGACATTGGATTAACATGGGCAAGTAATGTTTTAACCTTATATCTAACTTCGGCCGGGTCAAGTCCTCAAAATACAGCTACAGCGGTCGACACCGACAGCGGACAAACCGGGGCTATAGCGGCCGCGGGTGCAAATGTTTTATACTTAGGTTATGACGGTAGTAACAACGGGGCTTTAATGGCCTTAAATGAGTTTAAAATACTTAGTAATAGTTTAACCGCTTTAAACGTGCAAGCGTTAATAGATCAACGAAACGGGGTAACGGTTAACGCTTCTTTAAAACACGCGCTAAACGAAGGGGACTTAATAGGGTCTAATATTGCGTTGGCTTCGGCTTCTTTTGCGGTGGTTACTTACGTAAGTACTGAATACATCTATAAATTACAACCGGTAAGCGGCGAAATTAACCAAGGGGTTAACATGTCGAAAGTGGGCCATATTTGGGACCAGGACGAAGACGACTTTTTATATTTTAGCGAAAGCGAAATTTGCTTTTTTGATAGTGTTAACACCGTAGCGGAAGTATTAAACGCGGCTAATAAGGTCCTTTGTATTAATAAAGGGGGCGTTAAAAATCCTTTTGTAGTTAAAAGCGCCAACTATACGGCAACGGTTAACGACCACACTATAGAAGTAACAGCCGCATGCACTATTACACTACCGTCTACTATTGAATTGGCTAAAGACTTTTTAATAATTAATAATATAAGCGGGGGCGGAACGGTAACAATAAGCGGGAACGGTAATAATATAAATTCAACTACAGATATAAAACTGTTAAGCCGCTTCGATAGCGCACAAATTAAGGGCTTAACTTCTGTTTACGTAGTAAAATAATAATAATATGAGTAATATATTAAATAGAGATTTTTTAATTGAAGTTGCGGCTAACAAAGTCGATAATTACAGCATCATGGAAGCGTTCGGGGAACGTGAAAACGTAGGGACCACAACAGCCGGCGAAGACATTACGCGAATGAACGACCTAACGCCCGCACCCGCTTCGCATACTTCAATACCAACACCCGCGGCGGCCGGCGAACAAATGACAATAATAAGCGAAAGCGCGTTAGATGGAACATCTTTAAATACCGGAATACAAGAGGTTGAAATTCACTATTTAGACGCGGACGGGAACCCGCAAACCGAATTAAAAACCATGAACGGTACAACGGGCGTTAATACTACCGCTACAAATATTAGATTTATTCAGTATATGCATGCAACCGTAGTAGGAACGGGCGGGGTAGCGGCCGGACATATTAAAATATATAAAACCGGGACAGTTAATTTAGTTTATTGTATGATAGCGCAAGGGGGTAACATGTCACTATTACCACACCGCATGGTTCCTTTAGGTAAAAAATTAATCCTTTTAGGTTGGCATGCTTCTGAAGCAACGGGCAAAAGACAAGCAATTAGAATAAGAAGCACCGACAACGAAGGCGTAATATTAACCGGTATTTTTAACTTTAAAGACACCTTTTACCTTAACAAAACGGTAGGGGTTAACAACTTCTTACACCAGGCACTACCGGCTTTAGCTATAGTTAAAGTAAGTTCATGGGCTAATGTTACCGGCGGGGAAGTTGCATGCGGTTGGAATGGTTTATTATTACCCGAATAAATAAAAAATTATGACAATAGAAAAAGCTTTACCGATCATGGCGGGCATAGTAGTAACTATATTGGGGTCCTTAGTGGCTTACGTTTTTTACGGTTTTATTAATTTGTCGGCTGAAGTAAAGACCATGCACCCGGTAATTGAACAAGTAAAAAGCGAACAAAACGACCTTTGGAGCAAATACAACGAAAACCAAAAAGAAAAAATCAATTTTATAACAGACTATTACATGTTCAAAGTAGAACAAGAAAAAGTTTGGGTTGAGTTTTACAAAGAAAAGTCTAAAAAATAATTTATTATCTTTATCAAAAATAAGAGGCATGACATTAGAAGAACTTGAAAACACTTTAATAGTTATTAAATACATTTACCCCATTATTAGCGCGGCCTTTGTTGTAATAACTTCGCTTTTAGTCTATATTTGGAAAACAAACACCACCCGCACCGACACAATTTTAACCCAAACAAATAAAACCCTTTCGAAAATTACCACCTTAACAGCGGTACATGAGAGCGAAATTGAAAACCTTAAAGGGGCCGTATTTAAAAAAGCATCATAACATGAACCGATTAAGTAAAAGAAGTAAAGGGCGCTTAGACGGGGTTTTACCCGTATTAGTTGAGATATTCGAAGAAGGAATAAAGACATGCCCTTATGACTTTGGAATACCACAAGGCGGGGGCCGAAGGACTGAAGAAGACCAAGCGGCCATGTATGCAATAGGCCGAACAACCCAAAAGCATAGAAAGCCCGTTACATGGACCCTTAACAGTAACCACCTAGAAAAAGGGGACGGCTTCGGCTACGCGGTCGACATATACGCTTATATAAACGGCAAGGCTTCATGGAATTTAAAATATCTACGCCCTATTGCTAACCACCTTAAGAAATACGCGGCCGACAATTACGACATAACTTTAGAATGGGGCCATGATCTTTGGGGCAAAGACGGGGCGCACTTTCAAATTAAATATAAAGGACTATAACATGTTAAACGACACTAAGAAAACACGCTTTAAAATTACGGTCTTCGCTATAGCTTATTTTGCTATTATGGGGGCTTA